TGGTATGGACCAACTTCAAATGATGAACTCCGCCATCCCAGGCGGTAAGATGGAGATGATTAAAGGTCAGCCTCACATGCAAGCATACATCACTCCTGGTGAAGCCTCTATCCTTAAAAAACTAGGCGGAAGTGGTGAGACGTACAAAGGATTACCTGCTTTTGTGGCAGGCAATCCGGGCGGTGCTAGTAGCCAAGCAGGAGATAGCGATTCTGGTCCTAATGCTAGTGGTCCGTCTGGAGACGGCTTTGGTTATGGACTTCACGATATGGCTGCTAGTGATCCAGGACAGGTAGGTGGACATGTAGGTGGAGGATCTGGCGCACAAAGTGATGGAATGGTTGCAGCAGCTCGCGGATTCATGGCCAGAGGCTTTACAAACAATCAAACAATAGCTGGATTGGTTGGTATGCAATTAGGTCTTGATAGGACTTCGATAGATAAAGATACTATTGAAAGTGATATGAGAGATACAGAGCGAGCTGCTAATGATGCAAAGGGCAAGGGTAAGAGTGATAGTTTAGTGGGGAGAGCTATTGCAACTGCTATTAATAGCATAGTAGGGCTAGCAGGCCCTCCAGGAATGGCACACACGGCACAAGGGTTTATAACAGGAAATACTGTTGGAAAGTCGATAACAGGGCACGAACCTTTTAGTGCTACTGACGTCCTGGGGGCTCTTGGATTTGGGCCGCCAGGGACACAAGGTGTCGATGAACAAAGCCAAGAAGAGATGGCTTCTGGAGGCATCGTTCGTATGGCTGGTGGAGGTCGTGTTAATCAGATGAGAGACCGCGTACCTGCACTTCTTGAGCCTGGCGAATTCGTCATTCGCAAACCAATGGCTAAAGCTATTGGCGGAAAGGCACTTGGAGCAATGAATGCAACTGGAAGCGTGTCACCTGGTAACGTTTCTGTTAATATTAACAATCAAGGTTCACCAAAAGGAGCTACTGTTTCAGCACCTCGTATGAATGGTGATAAGATGATTATTGATGTTATAACTCGTGATCTCCGTAACAACGGTTCTATAAGAAAATCTCTAAGAGGTGGTAATTACTAATGGCAACTTTTCCTGATGATGCAACAGCGCCTATTACAGCGTATCCCGTAACTGCGACTGTGACGTATAGTTCTACAGCTGCTCAAACATATTTTAATTTACCTGCGACAGTTTCGTTTGCAGGGGAAGTAGCTGCTTTTTCTGACGGAGTGCTACAAGCAACTGACTCTTACTCTTTAGCAAACGCAGGACAAAGCATATCATTTGCTGCTGCGCCTAGTGCGTCTAACTTAACTCTTCAAACAGTATCAATTCCTGCAAAATTTAGAACTACCCGTTCAACTTTTACTACTCTTGCTGTTGAATATAGTAATACTTCTACTCAGATTATTGATTCAAATACCTACCTAATCAATGCTAACACTGAATCTTTTGCACTACCCGCTGGTGCTAACACTGATTCTGTAGCAGAATTACAAGTATATGTATCTGGTATTTACCAAGCACCTACTGCCTATACGTACCCTTCAACTGTTCTAGGATATAATGGAATTGATATAGGTGATAATACTGCTACTAAACTGCTCTTAAATTTTGTAAGTAATCTTACTGACGAAAGTCCATACGCAAAAACAGTTACTTCAAGAGGAACGACCGCGTATTCATCTAATACACTTACTTTTTCTGGTACTAACTCATTAGAGATTCCTTCTCATCAAGACTATGATATACATGTTGGCGATTTTACTGTAGATACTCACTTCAGCTTAGATGCTGGAGCAAAAATGGGGTCTAACCAAACACTAATGGCAAGGTACCAAGACGCAAATGATTATTATTTCTTAAGAGTAGTAGGCTCTAACTCTAATGTTGGTTTTGTATCAAGTGTAGGTGGTAGTATAACTGAGTTGTATGGGGGTAATGTCAATGCGGCTACATCTTATCATGTAGCATTGTCCTATGAAAGAAATACAGAAAATCTTCGTTTGTATGTGAATAATGTATTAGTGAAACATGACCAGTTTTTAAAAGGTTCAACAGCTTCAGGACCTCTTGAAATTGGTAATGCAAATGTGGTAAGCGAGATGATTGATGGTTCCATGAGTTTCTTTAGATATGCAACAGCTCCAAGATACAAAACAGCCAGTATTCAACCAATTGCTTCACCTTTTGGACAACATGATCGTATGACTGTTATATCAGGAGCCCCTCTTGGAGCAATCAATTCTGCTGACCAGCTTTCCGTAAGAGTATACGATTCTACCACCGAGACCGTTGATAGATTCTCCTCTATGTCAGATCGTAAACCTGATAAAGGTATTAGTTCTACTAGAGAGTTTGGTACAATAAAGTTCATGTCACAGGCTGGTTATGAGAAAAGAAGACTTAAATCAAGAAGATCAAAAAGAGCATATGATCTTACATATTCAACCGTTACGGGAGTTGAAAAAACAGCTATTGAAAACTTTTATGTAGCAAGAAGCGGGGAGTTTGAATCTTTTAGTTTTGATTTATCCCATATTAACGAGACAGGCACTATAACTGTAAGATTTGACGGACCTTTAAGTGTTGAACAAACATACTCAAACGGTAACAGATTAATTGATAATTTTTATAGTGTGTCGTTTAAGTTACAAGAGGTATTTGACTAATGAGTGCTAGGTCTTATGACGTAATTTTAACTGTAGATAGTGTAACTAATTTTGAATCCAAAAATGTAGTAATAGGTGTAACTACTGGCACTACAGGAGTCATTGCAAACGTTGATGCGTCAACTAAAACTCTTAAAGTAAAATTAAACAATGTACTACAAGAGTTTAAATCAAGTGAGACTATACGGTCTAATATCATAACGTTATCTACCTCAGCTAATGGTGCCTTAAATACCACTTCTCTACCTTTTCAAGCAAATACAATGTCAGGTAATACAACTACTGCTACTGCTACCATCTCTGCTATAGCACCTAGTAATTTTAAGGCAGCAAAAAACGCTTTCGCACAAAATCCAATAGTAAGATTATACACGGTGTATTATCCAGGTGAGTGGTATCCCCCAAACGCAGCAGGTAATCCCACAGGACAAGGCGAAGGAAGAGCATGGCCTAATAATTTCCCTCTTAGATTCGCTGAAGTAGTTGGTGATTTAACGTCAGATATTTTATACAATGTAGCATATAATTCTACATCGTATATTCCTTTTCCTGTTACTATGTCAACACTCGCACAAGGAAGTGAAGGTAAGATTGACGAACTAACTTTAGATATTTTTAACGTAGATAACATAATAACCTCTGTTGTAGAAGATCCTTTTTTAGCAGGTAACAACATCTCAAATTCTGTCGTAGCCACTGTTAACGGAGAAGCAGTTCATGGGATTGATCCTAGAACTTTAAATGCTAATCCAGCAGATGTAGGATCAGCAGGTGACGAAGCTTTTGACACTCTTACTAGAGCAAGAGCTAATGGTTTAGCGTACAGTGCTTCAATTGAAGGGGTGTATGGTAAAGCTAATGCTTCTTTTGATAGAGATCAAACTCTTTCTGTAGGAGGAGAGTGGGTTGAACAGAAACTTGATACTAGAGATTTACTTGGTGGGGTGGTTGAGATTAAGACTACATTTGCAAATTTTTTAGATTATTGGCCTGAGTACAGTAAGATTGAAAGTGTTAGATCAAATGTTATTGAAGTTTACAATGCACTACCTTATAGAATAGGTGATAATGTGTTTGCTCAAGAAGGTACTATTGAAGCTACAATCCAATCTATTGAGGATAATGCACTCATCTATTTATCAAACGAGTTAGAAAGTAACACTAGTGTTGGTTCTGCATTATATATTGTTAATAATGAAAAAGATGGCGAATCTTATATAGAGGATACCTTTAAAATAGATCAATTAGAAGGACTGAGTGACTCTGTAGCATCATTTAACTTAATTTCTTGGTTACAATACTTTAAATTACAAACTCCTAAGAGAAAATTTTATAAAAATACGTGTCAATGGACGTATAAAGGAGAAGAGTGTCAATATCCTGGGCCGGGTGGTTTATCTATCCCTGGCACAAGCCTTACCTCTAATTCTAATCCCATTGCAGCTAATAACCAGACCGCTTCTAGTGCCTCTGGAGATGTTTGCGGTAAGTCTATAATATCTTGCCAAATTAGAAATAATCAACAACATTTTGGCGGCTTCCCTGCAACAGGCAGAACTGTTCCAATTCAATAGAGAATGATTTGACCGAAAATCAAAAAATTAAAGGTTGCATACTTCCTTGGCTGCATATATTCGGCGCTATAACTGGCGAGTATAGAGCATGCTGTCATGTGGAATTTTTAGATGACGAACCAACGGTATTAGGCAATCATAAGCAAACTTTAGATGAAGTCTGGAACGGAGAATCTTATCGCAACATCAGAAAGCGATTTTTAAAAGGAGATATCCCGGACGGCTGTAAGAAAGTATGTTATGATAGAGAAGTTCATGGAGATAGTATTAGCAATAGGCAACAAGTTAATAATAGATTTAAGAAAAAAGCTTACTTACAAGATTTAACCAACGACGACGGTAGCCTGCCTAATAAACCCTCTTATTTAGATCTACGTTTCGGTAATCTGTGTAATTTTAAATGCAGAACCTGCGGTCCTTTTGCTTCGACAAGTTGGTACACAGACTGGCCCGATAACAAACTAAGTTCTGTGGTAGACTATTATTCTGATAACGAAGCTGTTTGGTCTAGCTTCCCAGAGTATTTATCTGAGTTAGAAGATATTTATTTTGCTGGAGGAGAGCCTTTTGTACAAGAAGGTCACTACAAGTTACTATTTAAATTGATAGAACTAGATTATGCTAAAAATATAAATCTTCAATATAATACTAACCTAAGTTATACTAAGTTTAAGAAGTATGATCTTGAAGATATATGGAGTAATTTTAAGTCTGTAGATCTTTGGCCAAGTATAGATGGTTTCGGTACTAGGGCAGAATATACTAGAAAGGGGTTGTCTTGGAAAACTTTTGAAGCAAACGCTCTTCATTTTAAGAAACACATTTCAACATTTAGTTGTGTAATTAGTTTGTATAGTATTACTTCAATGCCTGATTTAATTCTCTGGTGTAAGAAGAATGGGTTCAATTATTATGGTAATATACTTAATGGCCCAGAAATGTTTAATCTCAAGTGTTTACCTAAAGACTGTAAAAAACAAATAGTTGAACTTTATAAACGTTTTGTCATAAAAAACAAAAGCATACTATCTCCTCATGATTTATCTCAGATAAAGAGTTGGCTGTCTTACATGAATGGGGGAGATTTTTCTGCGCTACTTCCCGAATTCAAACGTGAACAGACACGTTTAGACTTATTACGTAATGAGTCCTTTGAATCGACCTATCCAGAATATGCTTCATGGTACAAAAATATTTAAGTTTAAGACATGAGTACGGTAATGTAGACTGTATCAGGTTAATTAAAAATTTTTATAACCAAGAGTTAGATCTAGACTTTCCTCTTCCAGATTATCCTCCCTCCAGAAAATGGTTAAAGTTATACTCAACAGAATTTGTAGATAGTTGGGCAGAATCCTGCTTTAGAAAAGTTAATTTGACGGATGCTCAAAACTATGATGTAATAACCTTTAAGTCTAGTAAAACTAATTTGATTATTCATTTTGGTTTATTCTTACAACCAACAAAAATGCTTCACATTGAGGAGGGGGGTTTCTCATGTATACAAACAATATCACCAGAATGGTGGCAGTGTATACACTCATTCTATCGACATGACAAAATGGTATGATAAATACGTAGGATTTCCTTTTAAACATTTAGGAGATGATCCTACTAAGGGTATTGATTGTGTTAATCTACTGCGATTAGTATTTAAACAAGAATTACAAATTCATGTCCCTCTTGCGTCCTATGACTTTTGCAATATAGTAGACGAAGACTGGTTTAATAAAACAAGCGATCAGTTTTTTGAAGAAGGCATTAAGACTAAGCAAAATGACTTTGGTTGGAATAAGGTTTTAGCACCTAAACAATTTGATATATTGTTAATGAGTGTCGGAAGTACGAATGTTACTAATCATTGCGCTATGTATGTAGGCGAGGGTAAAATTTTACAAACTATGTTTAATCGTGATAGCGCTGTATACCCATACAGAACATGGTTTAAACAGTATACTACAGGAATTTACAGATGGAAAGATTTGCCAAACTAAAAGAAGACATGAACAATCATGCTTTAAGAGACTACCCCAATGAGGCAGTTGGTATTATTACAAAAGATTTTAAATATGTTCCTTGCCAGAATATCAGTGATTATCCAAAAACAACTTTCTGGTTAGATCCTAAAGATTTGCTAAAACATGACGAAAATATCTGGGGCATATTCCAT